GATACAAATAAACCGATTTTTACTTTGTCTAATTGTTTAAGTAATTCTAAACAAATAAAAATACCACATTTATCATCACCACCAATACCTGTTGGTTTTCCCTCTGTGTCATACGCTTTCAATACATCAACAAGAGTGTCGTCAAAAGTTTTACCAAATGTATATGGTCGTTTTAGTTTTTCTTCTTCAACTACAATCTTATCGATTTTAGAGTGAACCGTATCTGTGTGAGCAATAAACATCGGGTAGAATTCACCTTCTTCAAGTGTCCCCTTTGTTGCATAAATGTTCATCATATCATCACGATAAAAAGACACCCCCTCAATACCCTCGAGTTCATCACAAAGGTATTCTACCATATCCTCCTCTTGATATGTTTTTGATGGTACTGAAAGGAGTTCTTTAAATTTTTGTAGGTCCATTATTTTGTTTTTTACAAATGTACAAAAGTTTCCAACATTTGCAAAATTATTTCTTTCTTTTTGTTGGTTTTTTTATTTTAACGTCAGTTTTCTTTTCTTTGTCGTTATAAGTAAGGATAAATTTAGAACCTTTTTCAGGGTTGTCAGTTAAAATCTTTTCTGTAATTGCATCGTCCACCCACTTCTGAACCGTTCTTTTCAAAATACGTGCTCCAAATCTTGTGTCAGTCCCAACCTCGATTAAGTGTTTCTTCAAAGTATCATCAACATCAACCGTATATTCTAATTTTTCAATTCTTTCATAGAATTTATTTAACTCTAAATCAACAATCTTTAATAAATCATCTTGGTTCAAATCTTTGAAGTAAACGATGTCATCAAAACGGTTGATGAATTCAGGTGCGAACTTTTTAAATAATTCTTTTTCTAATAAAGATTTAATTTCTTCATCTTTTCTTTCAGTTTTCGCAGAAGTGGAAAAACCAACACCCGAACCAAAATCTTGTACCACTTTTGTACCCACGTTTGATGTCATCAAAATGATACAGTTTTTGAAATTAATTTTTCTTCCATGTCCATCAGTTAACATACCTTCATCTAACATTTGTAGAAACACATTGAAGATATCCGGGTGTGCTTTTTCAATCTCATCTAACAAAATTACAGAGTAAGGTTTGTTTTTGATTTTGTTTAAGAAAGGGGACCCCTCTTCATATCCAACATAACCTGGTGAAGTTCCTGTTAATTTTGATGTTGAAATCTTATCAGAAAACTCACTCATATCTAATCTGATTAACGCATCTTCACTATTGAACATGTGTTTTGCCAATTGTTTTGCTAACTCAGTTTTACCGACACCAGAGTTACCAATCAACAATCCACTAAAGATTGGTTTTTTAGGGTCATTTAAACCAACTTTGTTTCTTTGGATTGCTCTTGTGATACGACTTACTGCGTCTTCTTGACCAATTACCTTAGTACCCAAGTTTTCCTTAAGACTAACAAGTTGTTGTGTTTCGTCCGTTGATATTTTATTAACTGGAATTTTTGTCATCAAAGAAACCACATCATAAACAACGTCTTCGGTAACAACCCTTTTGTATAAATCTCTATTTTTTTCAAACTTTTCTTTTTCTAATTCTAACTCAGATAAAATTTTTCTTTCTTTATCCCTAAGGTTCGCAGCCTCTTCATACCTTTGTTTGGTTATCACATCGAGTTTTTCTTCTTTAATTTTTAAAGCCTGTTTTTTAAGGTCTTCGATAATTTCGGGAAGTTTAATTTCAACCTGAGACCTAGCACCTACCTCATCGATTATATCAAATGCTTTATCAGGAAATTCTCTATCAGTAATATATCTATCGGCTAACTCAACACATAGTTTCATGATTTCATCACTATAAATTACTTTGTGATAATTCTCATATCTCTCTTTAGACTGTTGTAATATTAGTAATGTCTCTTCTTTTGTGGATGGGTCTACAACCACTTTTTGAAACCTTCTTTCGAGTGCACCATCCTTTTCAATGTTTTTACGGTACTCTTCTAATGTGGTTGCACCAATACACTGTAATTCGCCACGGGATAATGCTGGTTTGAATATATTTGAAGCATCCATAGAACCCGATGAATTACCGGCACCAATCATAGTATGTATCTCATCAATAAAAATAATAATATCAGGATTATCATATAACTCCTCCATAATAACTTTCATTCTTTCCTCAAACTGACCACGATATTTCGTACCGGCAACTACAGAAGTCATATCAAGAGATACAATTCTTTTATTGGCTAAATTTTGCGGACAATCTCCCTCAAATATTTTTTTTGCTAAACCTTCCACAATTGCAGTTTTACCACAACCTGGTTCACCCAAAATAATTGGGTTATTCTTTTTTCTTCTTGATAGAATTTGAGCAATTCTATTTATTTCATTTTCTCTACCTATCACAGGGTCTAATTTACCGTCTTCCGCGGCTTTAATAAGATCTCTTGAAAAATTATCTAGAACCGGAGTTTTAGATGATTTGTCTTTAGATGTGTTTTTTGGTTTTTCATTTCCGTCTATCGATTCGATCATAACTTATATTTTGAATCAAAATTAAACATAAGTCTATTAATAATCAATCTGTAACTGTCATTATTTATCTATATTGGTTTATCGTTGACCAAAAAGACTTAAATGTTTATATTATATTTAACAATAACATAACCACAAAAATAAAGATAAAATGGCTATAAAGAAAACAGATATACTTGGAACAAGAATTATATGTGAAATTGAATCGTCTAATTTAATTAGAACCGAATATGACAGTGAGACAAGTAAATTAATTGCGACGTTTAAAAACGGTATGATGTACGAATATGAAGAAGTACCACACAAAATTTACGCACAATTTAGACTAGCAGAATCACAAGGAAAATACTTCAATTCTGAAATTGCAAAACAGTATAAGTATAAAAAAATAGAAGAAACAGAATAACCTATGTATTTATAGGTATGGAAAGTGATAGTAAAATCATTAATAGTCTATATCTCCAAGACGAGTTAAACCCCGAAATTTGGTACTTACCGAAAGAAAAATATATGGGTGACCCTGACGGTCAAAAACAAAAATTAAAACCAGAAATAAGAGATCGATTATTAAAAATCGCAAACATTTTTATAGATTACTTAGATGTAGATTTATATATCGAAGATGTGGTACTAATCGGTTCTTTAACAGGTTATAATTGGTCTGAGTTTTCTGACTTCGATTTGCACATTATTTATAACATAGATAAATTAGAAGGAGACACTGAATTATATAAAGAGTTGTTTAGGTTAAAAAAAACAATCTTTAACTCTAAACATGATATTACGATAAAAGGTTTTGAGGTTGAGGTTTACGCACAAGCAACAACCGATCCAGAAGAAAGTGCGGGGTCCTATTCAATCTTAACCGATAAATGGTTAAGATATCCAAATAAAGAAAAGTTTTCAATTGATAAAAAGGTTTTAAAAGAAAAAATCGATCAATGGAAAAATATTATTGATGGTGCAATCGAAAATGCTGAGGATGAGACATTAGAGGACGGACTTAACATTTTGAAAAAATATAAAGATAAGTTAAGAAAATATAGGACTTGCGGATTAAAAAAAGAGGGTGAATTTTCATACGAAAATTTAGTTTTCAAATACCTTAGAAGAAGTGGGTACATCAACAAACTCGAGGATTATAAAAATACCTTAGCAGACAAAAAATTATCCTTAGAGCAAGAAAAATCTAAATAATATAAAAATTACCAATTAACAATATATTTATATAGAAAAATTATTATGTCTACAACTGCATGTACATCTTATTATACAACTACCGTAGTTGGTTATGTTCCTGCTTCAGGTACTACAGTGGGTAGTGTTGTTACTTTCAATACACCAAAACCTGTTTGGAATGACAACATACAAAACGGACCAAGTATCGTTTCTTTACAGTGTAACGCAGTTGCCTTAGGCGGATTTAATGGACTAAACAATTAAAACAAATATAAAAATGGGAGATTTAAGACCTCTTGGTAGTGAAAAATTAGAAGGTGTTGATAAATTAAAAAGAATTATGGAAATTGCTCGTTACAACGAGGCTCCAAAATCTGAAATTAATCCACTTTCTACGACCAACTATAGTATTACTTTAGCTGATGGTATGACTTATGGAATTGTAAAAGAAAAATCAGGTTATATCATTAAAAAAGGTTTGAATGAATCTGAAATGGATTACAACGAACCTATGAGACAAAGAAAGTACTTTAGATCCTATTCTGAAGCAATGAAAAAACTTAATTTAGTTGCCGCTGAAGTGAATAGGGTAACAGGTAATGATTTCGAAATTCCTCTTATTGGTGAACAAGAGGCAAAAAAAAAATATGTTTTAAAAACGCCTAAACCTAAGGCTGAAGAAATACCCGCACCTGAACCACCTGCAGAATTACCCGCAGAAACTACACCAACACCTGAACCACCAGCATCAGAAGCACCGTTAGCTGGTGATGAAATGGGTATGGGGTCTCCTGAAGGTATGGGGACTGATATGGGAATGGATGAACCTGAAGGTATGGAACCTGAAGGTATGGAACCTGATATGGGAATGGGTGATCCTGAAGGTATGGAACCTGAATCTGGTGGAGAAGAACCAGAAGGACCGGTTGGGTTAAAATCAATTCAAAGATTGACAGGTAAATTAAGTCAAAAAATTAGAGCTTTTGATAAAGACCAAGGTTTAGATTCACAAGACATCAAATATGTGATAAACTCAATTCTTTCCGCTATGGATTTAGAAAATCTTGACGAGGACGATAAAGAAGATATTTTATCAAAGTTTGATGAGGAAAGTGAGTATGGTATGGGTGATGAAGGTGACCTTGATATCTCTGGTGAAGATGAATTTGATATGGGTGAACCTGAAGGTATGGAACCTGATATGGGAATGGGTGAACCTGAAGGTATGGAACCTGAAATGGGAATGTCCGAACCAACAGAATCGTATATGTTTAAAGAATCTGTAGAAAGTGTTTTATCAAATTATTTTGTAATTAAAGAAGAAGAAAAAGAAGGGTTAGAAAAAAAATCCAAAAAAAATTATTTAAGATCCAAAATAAATAAAATTGACACTGCAAGAGAAATAAGAAATTTAAGCGAAAGTAATATACAATATAAAACAGGTTTTAATTTGATTGAGAAAAACGAAGGATACAGATTTGTAGGTAAAACTAACAAATCTAACTTAGTTTTCATAAAAGAAGGAAAAGAATTTAAAGTAACACCAACGGGTTCTATTATATGAATTTAGTTTTTATAAACGAATTGGGTCCAAACTTTAGAGGAGATAATATTTACGAATTTATTTTTTCAGATTTGGATGATGTATATGGTGAGGATTGGGATAGTGAAACCGCAAATGGAAAACCAACACCACCACATGTTGAATTTATAAAAAAGGTTGGAGTTCTTAAAAATTCTGAGATTGAGTTAGATTTAATACAAAACTCAGATTTTTTTGGGATGTATGATGCAATCGATGGTGTTATTGCTTTAGGTTGGGAAAAACCAGATAACTTCCAAGGAAAAAGATTAGTTTTTCAGTATGGTGAAAGTATTGAAATTATAGAAAATAAATTATACGAAAAAGATATCGTATTAAAATGGGAAAGAAATTTAGTAAGTGATGAAACATATGAATCCTAAAATAGCAAAACTTTTACATGAAGGTTTTTCGATGAGTACTTTAGAAAATCTAAATGAAAACCAGTTAAATATTCTTTTCAAAAGAATAAATGAAGAAAAAGGTAAGGTAACCGTATCTTCAGATAAGTTACCGACTGTTGACCTTAAAAAAATGACAGATTCTGGTGTTGATGTTGAGGTTAAAGAAGAGGAAACCGAAGTAAAGGAAAAATCAGTTTCTCAACAACAACAAAAAATTATGGGGTTGGCATTATCCGTTAAAAAAGGTGATACACCAAAATCTAAAGTTTCTAAGAAAGTAGAAAAAATGGCAAAAGAAATGTCAAAAAAAGAACTTGAGGACTTTGCATCAACAAAACACAAAGGGTTACCAAAGAAAAAGGAAACTGATGAGGATGTTAAAAAATTGGAGGAGTCTATACTTAACATATTAGAAAACCACTTACCACCACATACAACTAAAGGTGAACTTCTTGAGGTAATTCGAAGAAGAAAATAAAATGAATGTCATTATCAAAAGAACAAATATTATTAGAATATGCTAAGTGTGTAAACGACACACCTTATGCGCTAAAAACATATTTACAAACTTACGATAATACACAATCCAAATACGTTCCATTAGAACTATTCAATGACCAAGTAACTCTCGTAAAAGACTATGATGAATGCGAAGAAAACATCGCGTTAAAATATAGACAGGCAGGAGTATCAACAGTAACTTCAGCTTGGGCATCAAAAAGGTTAATTTTTGCTAAAAAGTCAAAACCCGAAAAGATTTTGATTATTGCAAACAAAATGGATACCGCTGTTGAGATGGCAAATAAAGTTAGGGCTTTCGTTGAACAGTGGCCATCTTGGTTAGGGGTAACATTTTCTAACGAAAAAAATTCACAAAGACATTTTAAATTAACAAACGGATGTGAGGTTAAGGCTGTTGCAACATCAAAAGATGCCCTTAGGGGGTACACTCCTACTATTCTTATATTCGACGAGGCGGCATATATAAATGCAGATGAAGATTTCTGGTCTGCGTGTATGGCATCCCTTTCAACAGGAGGTAAAGTAATCGTAATTTCAACACCAAATGGATTCGACCCAATTTATTATTCAATATATAGTCAGGCAATTAAAGGTATGAATGATTTTAGAATAACTGAAATGTATTGGTATCGAGACCCAAGATATTCTAAAGATTTAAAACTAATAAAATGTGATGATATTGTTCATTACATGTTAAATAGAGCTGACTATAATGATAATGAGATTATCTTAGATTATTCAGAAATTAAAGTAAGTGATAGAAATTTTGAGGATATTAAAGAAAAAATAGAAAAGGGGTATAAGGCATATAGTTCATGGTTTGAAGCCATGGCAAAAAAATTAAAGTTTGATAAAAGAAAAATATCACAAGAGCTAGAGTGTAATTTTTTAGGTTCGGGGGATAATGTTATACCACCTGAAACGATGAAAAAAATTAAAGAAAACCATATTAAAGAACCCGTAAACAAATTTATGGGAGGTGCTTTGTGGCAGTGGAAAGAACCAATTATAGGTCACAAGTATATTATGGGTGTCGATGTCTCAAGAGGTGATAGTGAAGACTTTAGCACAATATCAATAATAGATTTTGATGATAGAGAACAAGTTTTAGAATATATTGGAAAAATACCTCCCGATGTATTGGCGGAAATCGCATATAAATGGGGTACTATGTACGGTGCTCTAATAGTAACAGATATCACTGGAGGTATGGGGGTATCCACATCAAGAAAATTACAGGAGTTAGGATATAAAAATTTATACGTTGATGGAGTTAATCCTGCTGACAAATGGAAATGGAATCCTAAAGCTAATGACAAAATACCTGGCATTAACTTTAATGCTAAAAGGGTATTGATTATACAAGCGTTTGAGGAAGCGTTAAGGTATGATTTTTCAGTAAGATCACAAAGATTATTTAATGAGTTGAATACGTTTGTTTACGTAAACGGTAGACCCGACCACCAAAAAGGTCAACACGATGATTTAATAATGTCTTTTGCTATGGCAGTATACGTAGCCGAAACGTCTTTTGCTCAATTAGAAAAAGTTACCGAACAAACAAAAGCAATGTTAGAATCATGGTCTGTTGAAAATAATAGTTATCAAAATGAATACACTAGTTTTAATCCTGGATTACCTGCATCAACAAGAGACCACAACAGTTACCAAAGAAATAGCTTAACTAAAAGCGATTATGAAAAGTATTTATGGTTATTCAGTGGTAAAAGGGTTTAATTTATAATTAACCATATTATTTTTTAATAAAAGAAATTATGTCAGAACAAAAACTAACGGTGTGGCAAAGATTGAGTAGGACATTTGGTCCTAATGCGACCCTTGACCAACAATCACCCGTATTCAAATTTGATAAAAAAGAATTACTCAAAACAACAGACAAAACTGAGTTTGAAAAAGAAAAACTGCAGTCCCAACAAACTATGTACATTGGTCAACAGTGGCAAAAAGTTGAGAATAATCTTTATCAGCAAGCTGTTTATTATGAACCTACAAGGATGGCTTCATATTATGATTATGAGTCTATGGAGTATACACCTGAAATATCTGCAGCACTTGACATATATTCTGAGGAATCAACAACACCAGACCAAGATGGATTAATATTAAAAGTTTATTCAGAGTCCAAAAGAATAAAATCCGTATTGATAGACTTATTCGTTAACAAATTAGACATCAATACAAATCTACCAATGTGGACGAGAAATACATGTAAATTCGGTGATAATTTTGTTTATCTAAAGTTAGACCCTGAAAAGGGTATTGTTGGATGCCAACAATTACCAAACATTCAAATAGAAAGGTTAGAAAAAGGTATGAGATTTCAGCCTGACAAGTATTCACAAGAAATGGAAAACGATGCTTTGAAATTTACTTGGAAAGAAAAGAACATGGAATTCAATACTTGGGAAATAGCACACTTTAGGATTTTAGGTGATGATAGAAAACTTCCTTATGGAACTTCTATGTTGGAAAAGGCGAGACGTATTTGGAAACAACTTTTATTATCTGAAGATGCAATGTTAATATATCGTGTATCCAGGGCGCCTGAAAGAAGGGTTTTTAAAGTCTTTGTTGGAAACATGGACGACAAAGATGTTGACCCTTATGTACAAAGAGTTGCAAATAAATTTAAAAGGGACCAAATTGTTGACCATTCAACTGGTAATGTTGATATGAGGTATAATCAAATGGCAGTAGACCAAGATTATTTTATCCCTGTTCGTGACCCTGCAGCAACAAACCCTATAGAAACACTACCAGGTGGAACTAACTTAGCGGAAATTGCAGATATTGAATATATCCAAAAGAAGTTGGTAACAGCATTAAGAATTCCTAAAGCATATCTTGGTTTTGAAGAGGCTGTAGGCGATGGTAAAAATTTATCATTATTAGATATTAGGTTTGCTAGAACAATTAATAGAATTCAAAAATCTATGATTGCAGAACTAAACAAAATTGCAATCATTCACCTATTCTTGTTAGGATTTGAAGATGAACTAACTAATTTTACTTTAGGATTACATAACCCGTCAAAACAATCCGAACTATTATCAATAGAATTATGGAAAGAGAAAATACTACTGTATAAAGACGCAGTAACACCAATTGCTGATTCAGTAGCACCGGTATCTGCATCATGGGCTAAAAAACATGTTTTAGGTTTCTCAGACGAAGAAATAAGATTAGACATTCAACAACAAAGAGTAGAAAGAGCAGTTGCGGCCGAATTAGGTAAAACCGCAGAAATTATACCAAAAACAGGTTTATTCGATACCATAGACCAATTATACGGTAAAAAAGATGGTGAACCATCATCTGAATCTGGTGGTGAATCACCAGGTGCTGGTGAAACTGATATGGGTGGTGACCTCGGTGGTGCTGCAGCTCCTCCACCACCTGAAGCCCCTGCACCCGAAGCCGGTGGTGTAACACCAGAAAGTTTTAATAAGGATGGACTTGATTTGATACTTGAGGAAATGACGTTATTTAGTGCGGCTGACGTGATGGAATTATCTAAAGGGAGAAATTCGTTAATCGAAATAGACCAAAAAGTGAGATCTTTATTAGATAAGTAATATTTATTAAATAAAAACTATGAACACTTTTGGTACTACAAAAACAAAAATAGAAAAGGCATCTATAAGTTTGTACGGAAAACCTGAATTTAAATCGTTTATGAAACAGTTTAAATCTATGGTTTTAGAAAACAAAGACTTATCAGAATTATATTATATATATGACGACCTATCAAGTAAAAAAGGATTGAATGAATCCATAGCTGAAGGATATGTAAACGAGAGTATCGAATATTCCCAAATATTGGTTGAAAATAATCAGAAATATTTAAATAAATTAAGTAATTGGATTAATTCTATTATTTTAGAACATTCGAACGATTACGTGGATATAGACAATACCATTTACAAAAAATCAATAAAGGACTTATCGACTGTGTTGGAATCCAAAACTAAAATAAAGTCAACATTAATTTCAGAAGAAACCATTTCAAAGTTAGAAGAAAGTGTTAATCTACCTATTTCCACAATGATAAAAGTTGCGGATGAAAATATTAAAATGGAATTAAAAAATATTTCAGAATCAGAAAGAAAAATTATTCAAGAATTATCTTCTATGTCAGAAGACGAAGTAAAAATAGAAATGGATAACTTAAAAGAAAATGTAATTTCTAATTTGAAATCATCACTTAATGAGTCTAAGGACTCCGATTTAACCACAACTATTGAAAATACGATTAAAAAAATTGTAGATTCTCCATACGATAGATATAATCTTTATAAATTAAGAAACCTTAGTAAGGGGTTATGATTAGATTTTTTAAATCAATGATGGAAGGTGCCAACGGTGGTATCTCTTCTAAAAGATTTGTAGGTCTACTTTGTGGCTTGTCACTAATAGTAGCTTTATTTATTTCTATGTTTAGTTGTGGAAAATACGAACCTTCAACAACCTTAGTTGATGCTGTTGGTCTTTTGGCTTTTGGTTGTTTGGGTTTAACCTCAGTTGATTTCTTTACTCACAAAAAACAAGATAAATAATTACTTATTATTTTTTTGTAAGTAAGCTGCCTTTTTCTTTTGTTCTCTTTTAATTACTGAAGGTTTTGTGAACTCCTGTCTCTCCCTTAATTTCTCAAGTTGTTTTGTTTTGTAGACTTTAAATTTATATTGTTTGAGTGCTTGCTCAATAGAGTTAGGTGTTTTAACTGGTACTATAATCATATTTTTTTCCTCCTTTTGGTATAAATATCAGTATTTTTTTGATTTTTGACAACCACATTTAATTTTGTTATAATTGTTTAAACAAATAAACTTTAAGACATGAAGAATGAAAAAAGGAAAAACATCAAAATTAAATATTTTTGATGACGCAAAAAGTTACTACGGTACTGTTGATTCTAAAGAAATGAAATCAATATACATAGTATTACAAACATGGATACAACCATCAGATGACTACGACAATTGGGAAAAAATAACAGGTCACATTAAAAGACAAATACAACACACACTTTTAGAGGTTTTAGATTTTACTATTTTTGAAAAAAAACAAATAGTAGATTTGGATTTAAGAACAAGTGGAATTCAAAAAGGTAAAAAAAGTTTTTTAAACTTAGAAATTACCCTTTTTATTCATAACAAATTTATGGAGTTTAAATCACTTGTACTAAGAAACAAAATAAAATCATTATTAACGTCAATTTACGTAGATGACTTAAAAAGATGTAAGTTTTTTACACTAAATAAAACAAAAAATACAGAAATGGTTATTTGATAATATTTATTTATTAAAAAATACATTATGAGAATTTTAGGACCAAATGATAGTGGTAAAGGTATACTTGTGGAATGGGACGCAGGATACATTAACCCAAACGATACAAGAAATACCGAAGTTATAAAAGAATCATACGGGCAATTGGAACATTCTAAACCTTTTGTTTTTTATGCCACTTTACAAAAACATGGAGTACCAAATAGAAACGGTAGGATTTATCCTGAAAAAATATTAAAAAGAGAAGCTGAAAAATACCAAGAGATTATTAAACGCGGTATGTCTATATCAGAATTAAATCACCCTGAATCTTCCTTGATTGATTTAGATAGAGTATCCCACCTTATTACGGACATGTGGTGGGAAGGTAACGTATTAATGGGTAAGATTAAACTATTAACTACACCTGGTTTTCATGAAAGAGGTATTGTATCATCAAAAGGTGATGTTGCAGCTAACATGATGAGACAAGGGGTTACTATGGGGGTATCTTCTCGTGGTGTCGGTTCATTAGTAAAAAAGGGTGACCAAAACGAAGTTCAAGATGATTTTGAATTAATTTGTTTTGACCTTGTGTCTTCGCCATCCACACCAGGGGCATATCTTTACTTAAATAAAGAAGATAGACCGGCTTACGAGGAAAAGTTAGACGAACACAATAATATTGATGTTTTAGGTTCAGGATTGGATAAATCTGTTGACTTAATGAAAAGATTGTCCGATTATTTAGGTAAATAAAAACTTTTAGAAATGGACGAAAAATATTTTGTAGCAAAAATCACAACTGACATGGTTGATGATAACACAGGAAAAATTAAAAAGATTAGAGAAGAAAAATTAGTTAAAGGTTACTCACCAACGGACGTTGAGGCAAAAGTAACAAAGGCTTATGAAAACTACTCAATGGATTGGAGAATTACTGCAATTGTTGAGTCTAAAATTGATGAGGTAATTGAATAAAAATAAATTTAATCTATTAATTTTTTAAAAATTATTTTGGGGCACCAATCGGTGTCCCTTTTTTTATGCTCAATTTTTTTCACTTTAAAACTATAATATAATGATTTTTTTACAATAAGGATATATTTATCTGTAAAATAAACGCGTAACGCATTGCTTAAAATAATGAGTACAGAAAAAACAGGATCGATAGTAGAACAAACCTTATTACAAATTAAGGCTGTCGAAAACGCTATCAGTGAAAACGCAAAAGGAATACTTGCTTCTACTATGAAACAAGAAATCAGTGAATTAGTTAGAGAATCTTTAGTAGATTCAAAACAAACAAAAAAATCCCTAAACGAACAAGAAGTACCGCAAATGGATGAACCTGAGGTTGATGAACCTATGGGGGATGAAGAAGAGGTTAATGTTGATGTTGAAGACGAGGGGGGAGAACCTGAAGCTAATCTAGATTTCGATATGGATGTCGAAGGTGGTGATGATGAAGGTGATAATGAAATGGAAATGCCTCCACTTGACTTAACGTCTGCGTCTCCTGAAGAAGTTTTAAAAGTTTTTAAAGCTATGGGTGATGAAGACGGTATTATAGTTAAGAAAGAAGATGATTTCATTCATCTAATTGATGATGAAGATGAATATCTAATTCAAGGTGGGGACATGGACGATAATACAGAAGAACCAGGCGACTATAACATGGAAGAAGGCGACTACCACATGGAAGAAGGCGACTACCACATGGAAGAAGGCGACTACCACATGGAAGAAGGTGAAGACTTCTTAGATTTGGATTCAATACCAATGGACGATTTTTCTAATATGAAGGAAGAAAGAGTTTATGAAATTGATGAAGAAGAACTTAACTCAGTAGTAGAAGCATTTAAAGCAGTAGGAATGGGAATGGGTAAAGCAGGATCAGGAATGGCTAAAACTTCGGTTAATAATAAAGGTTTCAAAGAAGACCAACCACAAGGCACTAAAGGTGTTGGAATGGGTAAAGCAGATAAATTCAAGTATCCTAAAATCAAACACGGAGTGACTGAAACTGAAGTTGAAGAAACATTCGAAGGATGGGAACAAGAAGAAGATGTTGATGTGATTGACATTGAAAAAACTGGAGGAATGATGGAACCTGAACAAACTGAAGCAGCTAGAACTTTAGGTAATGGAAGTAGAAACTACCCAGGTAGAAAAGGTTTACCTAAAATGAAAGTTAGAACAAATGAAGCAGTAATCAAAGAAATGGATTTGTTAAAAGAAAAAAATGAAGAGTATAAAAAGGCTTTAAACTTTTTCAGATCTAAATTAAATGAAGTTGCTGTTTTCAATTCTAATTTGGCTTACGCAACAAGATTGTTTACAGAACATTCAACTACTAAACAAGAAAAAATAAACATTCTAAGAAGATTTGATAATGTAGAATCTATCAAGGAATCAAAAAATCTTTACAAATCAATTAAAAATGAATTAGACGGTAAGGGAACTGAAGTTGTAACTGAGTCTGTACAGGCTAAAGTTAATAAAACGCCAGCAAACGGATCGTCAACTAATTTAATTGAAAGTAAAACGTATGAAAATCCACAATTCTTAAGAATGAAAGATTTGATGGGAAAAATTAAATAAACAATAAATAAACTCAAATTAAAAAAAATAAAATGGGAGCATTATTAGAATCAGGTCTTGTTGGTAACATCGGTCTTAAGCACCTTAAAGTTATCAAAGAAGATACAATTAACAAATGGGATAAATTAGGATTCCTAGACGGTCTTAAAGGACACATCAAAGAGAACATGGCACAGTTATATGAAAACCAAGCGTCTCACCTAATTAACGAAGCAGCATCTACAGATAGCTCAGGTTCTTTCGAAACTGTAGTTTTCCCTATCGTAAGACGTGTATTCTCTAAATTGTTGGCTAACGATTTAGTATCAGTACAAGCAATGAACTTACCTATCGGTAAATTGTTCTACTTTGTACCTAAAATTCAAGGGTATACCTCAGGTAACGAGCACTACGCACCATTCGGAGCACCAGGTGCTGACGGTCAAACTCAACAAACTGGTTACGGTGCAGGTTCTACTTATGGTAACACAAACCTTTACGACCAATTCTATGAAGGTAACGAACCTACATTAGATCCAGCTGGATTATTTGACTATTCAAAAGGTACTTACTCTGCTAAAACAGGAGTTGTAACTACAGTTGCATGGTCTGGTACTTCAGGTTTAATTCCTTACGGTTACCCAATCGGTGAATATAGAAAAGTTTTAATTTCTTTGTCTGGATTCACATCTGGAGGTGCTGGTAAATTAATCGGTCCTGATGGGCAAGAAATGGATAACGAAGCGTTCTTATCTGATTTACAAGTTACTGCAGTTAGCACTGGTGCATTCTCAGGATTAGGATCACAGGACTTATTATTTAGAGTTGTAACTCAAAAATATGGTAAAGGAATTGTACAATATGGTACACAAACAACAACTTCTTGGCCAGGTTCAGGTAACGGTGGTTCATATGATAATATTTGTGATGCTAATGGTATCATTTATTTAGAGGTTGACTGTCAAGTACCTTGTTCTGTAGGTTCAAACTCATTAGACGGGTATTCAGGTATTACTACACTTGTTGCTGGAACTACAGCATTAAGTAGTCAATTCGCGGTTACTTATAGAATCTACAAAGAATTAGAATTTGAAGATAAAATTGGTGAGGTTTCTTTTGACCTTGAGTCAGTAACTGTATCTGTTACAGAAAGAAAACTAAGAGCTCAATGGTCTCCAGAATTAGCACAAGACGTTTCTGCATTCCACAACATCGATGCTGAAGCTGAATTAACAGCTTTATTATCTGAGCAAGTTGCAGCAGAAATTGACCGTGAAATTTTACGTGACTTACGTAAAGGTGCGGCTTGGACATTACGTTGGGACTACAACGGATGGAAGAGAGGTACTACAGCTAACCCATTAACTCAATACACTCAAAAAGATTGGAATCAAACATTGATTACAGCGATCAACCAAATTTCAGCACAAATCCACAAATCTACATTAAGAGGTGGAGCTAACTGGATTGTTGTATCTTCTGAGATTTCAGCTATCTTTGACGATTTAGAATACTTCCACGTATCTAACGCATCTCCTGAGCAAGACCAATACAACATGGGTATTGAAAGAGTTGGTACATTAGCTGGTCGTTACCAAGTTTACCGTGACCCTTACTTCCCACCAAACACAGTGTTGTTAGGACATAAAGGTACTTCATTGTTAGATACTGGTTACGTTTACGCACCATATGTACCTCTACAATTGACACCTACAATGTACAATCCATTCAACTTTACACCTATCAAAGCACAGTTGATGGAGTTAGAACATTTGACTTGAGAGAATTGAGATAATCAATTAAAAACAGAATAAGAAAAGGTCAGAGAAATCTGACCTTTTTTATTTTATAGATATTTATAGTTATGGGAAAAAAATTAAATGAGGCTACGGTCACTGGAGGGTCTAGAGGTAGTTATATTGCTCCACTCATGCCAGGTGAAAGATACTTTAAAAAAAATGTTTTAGGACCTTTTACTGAACCCGTATCTGACTACAAAAGTCCTGACTTACAATATGATTCATATGATGGTAAAATGGAGAGAAGTAAAAAACAGCAAAAAAAAGAAGAACTAATCGCAAATAAAATTTACAATTTCATAAAAAATCACCCTGATGCTACCTTCAGTGATACTGAAGGTAATCCTATAAATCAGTTTCCGGAAAAAAATAAAAAAATGGTTCCAATAAAAGAATGGATTGAATTGGATAAAATCAACCTTAATGAAGATTTAGCGGTTTGGTTTGGTACCAAGAAAAAACCTAAGGGTTCAAAACAACCAAAAGGACCATGGGTTAATATTTGCCGTAAAGTAGATGGTAAACATCCACCTTGTGGTAGACCTGATGCTAGTAGTAAATCATATCCTAAATGTAGGGCTGTGGGAGTTGCGGGTAAAATGAGTGATTCGGCAAAAAAAGCGGCTTGTGCTCAAAAAAGAAGGGCAGAGAAAAAAGATACTCAAACAGGAAAAGGTCAAAAACCTATTATGACTTCATACAAACCAAAAAAGAAAAGGACCCAAAATGAGTCCTTAGAAAAAATTATAAAAAATATTTTAAGTTCACTTTAACAATAAGCGCCTGAACAATGTTTCTTACCATCTAATCCTGGTTTTGTACCTTTACATACTTGAACTGCATATCCATTAGCATAAGCCGATGGGTATACATCAAATTTAGCCTTAGCCGCTGCTTTACCACGAGCACATAATTTAGTACCTGTTTTTTTCCTACCTTCGTCCATCATTATCATATCTTTGTCATCGATACTCATAGACATTTCCATACCATCTTTTTTCGATTCATTCATCAAAAAATCGAAAACTTGGTCCATATTATTTTTCGCCTCGGCAATGTGGTCTTGTGCCCAGTCGTGACCATTTTCTAATATATCTTCAATCATAGAGTGGTCTAAATCCAATAATAAATCACACTGTCTTCTCATTTGTTCTAAGTTTGAAAAAAACATATATCTCGAAGATTCTTGTTCTTGTCTTGAAGGTTTGTCTTCTATGGTCTCTCTGATGACTTTTTTAATTATATAATCTAAATTTTTCATAGTTATTTTTTATTAACAATTTGGAACTGAAGTTCTCGTTTATACGTATCTATATTTCTATCTGAATTAACTTTTATATCTATAAAATATTCATTAGGTATTTTGTCGGTTGTATCAAACATAAAATAATACCCGTCAGAAGTTTGATTTATACGTGTCCAATCTTGAACTTGCACTTCAGTATTGGCACCTTCTCTAACATAGATTCTATAGTAAGCCTCTATATTATCTAATGGTTGATTTGAGGTGTATGCTTTTTTTATCGTAATATTAACTTTTCTGACATCTGTGTTTAAAACTTTTTCGTTTTGTTTTATTCCGTCGAAAGAAAATCCATAAAGTTTAGGCGTTTCTGTTGTTGTGCCTATTTTTATATTACCATATTTCTTAAGAAGGATAAAATCATTTTCAACATCAGGTATTGAAACTCCGTTAACACTTAAACCACTCCAAACATCATAGAATACACACGGTACAGTATTTGCGGTTAAACCCGATATTGTTACCTTGTAAACCCCTTTTGTTACTAAACAAGTACTTAGACCCGTAAAACCACTTACAGGTTCACCAGCACCGTCTATAATGTTTACTAATGGGTCCACATCTAAGTTAATGTAATTACCATTTTCATAAACATATAAAAATAGGTCATTGTTGTTTCCAGAATAAAACTGATTTCTTTGGTCTATAATTAAATCGTCATAAGACGTTTCTAAATATGGTTCGTAAAAAGTTTGTGTATGGGGAGAAAAGAACCCAACAGAATAATTTTCAGTAAGACCTGTTATGTTTTCTAACTGTGGATAAAAAGCAATACCCCACCCTGTCGTACCAGTAATTGTCCCATGAATAATCCCATTAATTTCGTTTGTCATATCAAATTCAATATTCTCATTACCAAACTCAAAATGTTGCGTATCAACAATAGTTAAACCCGTGAAATTTAATTTAGTCAATCCCGTAAGTGAATTTGTGTTGTCATAAATTCCATTATATGACCATCCTGACAAAGTTGTTGTTTGAAACCAATTTGACGGTCTATCAGAAAAAGACCTATCATTTAAATTGGTTACCCCAAAATCGTAATAATCATAACCAACTCCACTATCCCATTGTTGTGGTAATCCGGTTGATCCAGAATATTTTGGTATTCTAAATAAGACTAAATCAAAAGATGTCGCCCTTCTTCGTCCCTGAGATGTTTTAGAATTTAATAATTCATTATCAAAAAATGAAGTATTTGTCATTTTTAAGGTGTGTGTCATTGCCGACGTACAACCTGTTGAAATGACTGTCGTATTAATTAGGTTTGTTAAATTTGTAAGGTCTAAATCAAAAATATACCTACTATAACCAATAGGTACCGCAAGATTGTCCACCCTACCGTAAAACAACTCAACTATTGGGTTTCTTGCCGTATTAGTATACGAATTATATATTAGAGTATTAGATTTACTAAAATAGGACTTATATATAGACATTTTGCTTTTATCTATAAATACTTAATTAATTCGAATTTTCTGGTTTAATATTTTTTCGTAAGCTTCTTCCAATTTTGTGAGTACCTGTGTGACCTCAATACCCGACGCTTTACTCTTTGGTGTTGGTGGCATCATTGGATATGGGTGGTCGTGAGTTACTAAAAACTGTACAATCAATTGCAATAATTCCATTAACTCTTCACCACGTACCATAGGTGATGTATTTGGTTCTATATTGGTAGAAAGAAGTTCTGGTTCTATACCATATAAGGTATTATCTAAATTAACTTTAAATTTTCCTGGTATAACTGTTTCATGTGATAATAAGTATAAAGAATCTGCACCTATAAAGTTTGTGGTGTAGTTTGTTTTTTCTACGATTACGTCTTTAATCTTTTCATCTATAATTTCTATTGGTAGGTTTTTATCTAAATCTTTATTAATTACTAACCCGTATCCTGTTATAACATCGGAGGCCGACGCCTTAATTTTAGACATTAATGTCGTCATATTTGTTACAGATAAAACATCAATATTACCTGTAAAATTACTTACTATTTCTCTTATGTTATAATCAGGTCGATAGTAAAAAACAAATTGGCTCCCATCTCTTACACTTGTAATAGAACCTGGATTATCTTTGAAGTCCTTTATAACTTGGTTCACCACCAAAGAAAAATTCTCCATAGATTGTGCAATAATTTGTCTACTATAAATCAAATGGGTTTGTCCCGTGTAATTGGTGCCAACATCAAATACTCCTACTTTTAATTCATAGGGTTTTTCATCCTCAGGAATTCCATAAATATAAACTCCTCCAGTAAACACATCTATGTTTGGGGAAACATTAGGGGTTATACAATAATACTCTATTAAAAATTTAATGTATTCATTTCTTTGACTCACCCTTTGTAGTTCCCTCTCCTCCCCAAAAGTTATTTTTTTATCAAAATTAGATAATTGAATAAATGCTCTGTTATTATTCAAGTTTGGGATTTGTCCCTTTTCGAAAGGAAGATGTTTTCCAGACCTTAAAAGCATTTCATTCTTTTTAAGTATAATGTCTGAAGTGTCTCTACCTTGTATTGATATGTCTATTGGTTCTGCAAAAATCCCTTTATTTTGTTCTGGATTTTTGTAAGTACCGTCAGGATTTTTTATTGACGGTAAACTTATTTGCGAATTTGAATACCCGTCATCCAAATGTGTTCTAGATGATTTACTATTTTCATAACCTATAGTAAGTGGTGATGAATAAGTTGCGATCATGTAAAACTTATTTCTACCTGTTCTTCTTCTTCTGTCAAAAAAGAACAACATTACCCTTTCATTTTCTTGTGGAATTTGATTAATAAAAAACGGTAAAAACGGTAAATATAAAAACGGGTCCTCTTTTGACCACGGACCATTAATATCTGAAGACCCATTTGGATCGAAATTTTTAGCGGCTTTAATTCTTTGGTCGTATGTCTCATCTAATGCTGAAACTCTAATTCTTCCTAACATCAATGGGTCATTTGTGCCACCTTCTAAAACCTCACCCCAGTAGAAGTTACGTGTCATCTCATATGGATAACTATCAGTAGTTGGTTTAAAATTATCGTTAGACATTATTTATTCTTTTTTTGTATTCTTCTTTCAATAAATTATAACTACTTTCAGAAGAATCTAAATGTTTAGTTAGTTTAACTATTAAATCTCTAGTTTTATAAAAATCTTTTGCTAAAAATTCTAAAGCAAATTCTAAGTCTTTATTTGAGGAATTCTTGTAGTCCTTTAAGATTTCCATAATTTTGTCAGATTCTTTTTTAGTAAGATTTTCCATATCCTTTTGCTGCTTTTGTGATACCCGCACCTACAGATACTACAGTTAATGGTGGGATATATATTTCGGTTTTCCCATTTTCCGCTTGTTCTTTATTCATACCCCTCAACAACCCTTCCATCATTTGATTCATTAAGTTTGGTGTTCCATCACCGTTATCATCAGTTGGTATTCCGGCCTTTTGTAAATTTTCTATAGCATTGGCGTATGCTCTTGTATCTGAAACACCACCTAAAAGTTTGGATGCGGCTAAAGCAAACATCGGTAAACCTAAATTTAGTTGAGATAATCCTAAATTAAGTAATTTTAGTATTTCATCTAACACACTTTTGCAATTCCTATAATCAATTACCGCCTGACCTAATTGTAAAAGTACATATACGATTGTTGAATACATGGCAATCTGCTTATCCTTGGCTTCATTAATAATATCTAATAATAATGACTCGACTAATTTTTTTATCTCTTTTTTAATAATTAAGAAAAGTTCCTCAACAAATATTGAAAATATCCTTCTCATAGTATTAACTACTAATTTTGAGTATTTTTTTATAAATTCAGTTAAATTATTAACTGCAATATCAAAACCATATAATATTGATTTTACCATAATTAAAAACCCTAACATTACTTTAGGTGATAATATTGTTTGAAGTAATATGTGTGGTAAATTTAAAATTAGTTTTGTTAACATTTCAGCGTTAACGGATAATGTTGGGATATTGTATCCCTGCCAATTATCGTCATTTGCAATATCTCCTAATCCGTTAAGTAATCCGTTTATTTTATCGGGTACATCATTAAAAGAAATCACATCGTTCAAGACATTTATTGCCGCCTGTTGGTTTACGGGTAGTAGGACGCTGTCACAACTCTCAAACTCAACAAGACCGTTTATAATCAAATTCACTCGGTTTTCAATATTTCGTTTTTCTAAATTAGAAACTTCAAAAAAATCTTCATTTATTGTATCTAATTCAGGGATTTTTGCAGTACCTGATACATCTATTTTTTTTGATGGGTCTGTACAAATTCCCATTATTCTTAAAAGAAACGTTATGAATGTCTCTAGATCGGTCATTTCTTCTTGTGATGAGCCAATATTAAAACACCCTAATAGATAATTTAGTATATTTGCACTTAACGTATCTAAATTGAAAATTTCTATACTTGTAAAATAATCAAAAAGAAAATTACTAACAGTTTTAATATTTGTCTGTTGTAATAAAGTAATTTTAAAAAAATCACCATTTATTGTTTGTTGATTTGAGTTAACATAAGATGTAACGTACTGTATGTCAAATAGTTGTTGACCTGAGGCTCCGACAAATCCACTACCATATTCTTGTTGGAAACTTAAATTTGATTGTAGTCTTTTGTATAATTCTCGGTTCATTGAATAGGGTAAATCACCATTTTGGGTATCTTCTTTTTCGTAACTAAATTTTACATTTGGGTCAGATGGGTCTTTTTTTAATATTTTGAAAAGATCCACAGATTTTACATCAATATATATCGGTACATTTATATATGCATCAAAGGTTTGGTTTTCAGAACATCCTATTGTTGATAATATTTCCTCAATTAGTATTTCTGCAATTTTTGACTTCGTATTGTCAGCCGCTTGCATAAATACCTCACCTAAAACACCTAATGACCCCAAACGGTTATTAATATTTTGAGAACTTGGTAATATTTCTTTAAATATTTCAAAAAGGTCTTTTAGTTGATTACTTAGATTGTCGGCTAAATCATTAACTTTTTCCTTTTTTTCGTTTATTGTTTTTGTTCTTTGAGCCTTTTTTTCTTCTCTTTCTTTAATATTGGCCTGTTTTTTTTGGTCTCTTTTTCGTTTTTTTTCGGCAGCAACTGTCTTATAAGAACTAATCTTATCGTTAATTTTTTCTTTATCTTTGCTGTTGTCTATACCCATATCACATTTTGTAATTTCCTGAATCTTTACTTATGTCTTTAGATATAAGACTTTGTAAGGTGTCTTCATCCATATCAGATAACGTAAATGATTCTTCTTTACTGTTATTTGATTTTTCCCATATAGAACTTTGTAATTTAGATAAAGATAACTTTTTCTCAATGGTGTCATTGATAATTTTTTGTTGTTCTTTAATAATAGGACCTATCACTGTCATGTCCTCGGCATCTTTGAGGAGAGCAAGCATTTTATTCTGTATCCTTATTGCGGTTGCTCTTTGTTCTACTAACTCATTATAGATTTCTTGCATCAGGCCTAAAACTGAGTCTTTATTTAGTGATATTTCTTTTTTTCTTTGTCTGTTCATAATAATAAATATTTATGTTTTAATTATTCATTATGAATCTTTCTAAGGGTTTCCAAATATAATACTTTAAATTTTTTAAGATAGATTCTAATTTCTTTAGTGTTTAAATTTGTCATTTCCCTAAGCGATAGTAATACAATATTTTTATTAAATTTATTATTATCATTACCTATAAAAATATTACCGTAGTTATCAAATAACTCAATTAATGCGTGACCTAATTTTAATTCGTTTTCATTTTCTATATTATTAGTAACATAAACCCTTAAATCTGTCAAAAAAACATTAATTATTTTTTCAGCATCAATCTTCTCAAATTCAATGTAGTAAACCATATCAGGTCTATTTTCCAAGGTTGAGGAAATATCTTCATATGATATTTTACGATTAGTTTCTTTTTGGTCTTTTAAAATTTGACCCATTAAATAATTTTTACATATTGTTCCAAAATATGAATATGCTTTTTTATTTTTTGCGGGTTTGAACTTATCAACCTTAGTCATCAAAAAAGAATGAGTATCACTATGAACGTCGTTATAATTCATATCTTTTCTATATAACTTGTACCTTCGTATTATCGACTCAATCATTTTATCAAGTGGATCACGAAGGTATGTGTTATATATCCTTTCTTTTTCCTCGTAACTTTCGGCGATTATATAATCTTTAACCGCCTGTTCTTCACGAATATCAAAATAATTTTTATTTTTTAATTTCGTCTTTTGCTTTTCTTCTTGTAAATTAGTTTCATTAAGTTCGGACGACATTAATTAGTTTCTGAGACATATTTTATTTCTCTATCTACGTTGAAAAAATATTCTTTCTTAGCGGAATCCAACCAAAACTTAATTTCATTTTCTGTTAAACTAGGTTCGCCAAATTTGTAATTCCAAAAAATAGACCCTTCTCTCATATTCATATGTTTATACCCAATTTTAGGAATTGTCATAATTTTTGTTGAGTTGTAAGTTAATCTTAGTAAGAATTCATAAACGAATGTTAACTTCATAGATGGTTTAATGCCCCCATTTTCGATAAACAATTTTTTTCTAATTACCATCCCACTTGATTGGAAATTTTGATAGGTCATTAAAAGATCGTTAGTAAGAACTCCCATTTCAGTGTTAATACTAACTGCGAAAGTTGCTTCATTTGTAAATCCCGCGAACACACCCTTATTATCAATATCAATTACTAAGGGTAAATATGCGTCAACTTCATTACCATAACAATTAACATATCTATCAACATTCTTAAACCAAATTGAGGAGTACTCATCATCAAATTCTAAAATAGAAACCCATTCGCTATTTGATTCTTTTACGCCTAAATTAATCTGAGACGCAAAATCAATAAGACCTTTATTTTCTATAAGTCTAACGTTTAGACCATTAAAATCATAAGAATTAAGATATGACATTAATGTTTCTTCAGAAGAATGTACGATGATTAGTTCATTTACGCTAGTAATTTGATTTTCTACGGATTTAATCGATTTAATAAATAAATCTTCAAAATCTTTAGTTGTGGATGTATTAACAGGTAGTATTACCGAAACATCAAATTTTTTATTTTCCATAATTATATATTTTCTGATTCTTTTATTTTTTGTAATTGTTCTTCAAATATTTGATATCTCGTATTCAAATATCCTTGAAATAGTGATACAACCGATTGTTCAAATTTTTCACTGTCTTGGTAATTTTCACCTGTCAATTTCATATTAACATATAAATTTTCAGAGATGTTATCCTCTAACCAGTTCTGAGTAAAATTAGCAACTACATCAATAATCTCGTTAAAGTTATTTAACCAAAGACCATTCTCTTCCGTCATCCAATCAGGTTTCAAATTAGGAATTTTACCAATTACAGGTGTACCTGAAATCATTGACTCTAAAGGAAACGTCCCAAAACCACTTTCATTATCGACCCAAATTGAGAGGTAAGATTCCTGTAAAAAGTTGGCGAAATCATCTTGTTTAATACCTCTCATATCTCTAAATGTAATCCATCTAAATTGTGGGTACTTTAAGTAAAAACTTTTTATAATTTTTGCAGTATCTCTAGCTTCACGAGTATGAATTGAAATAATTGGTTTTGATGGTTTTTCTTTTTTCTTGAATACTTCTGGAATGTTTACATTTAATACATCAAAATTACCTGACCTCATGATTTCTGAAATATAATTTTTTTGAAATTCAGAAGTTGTTATACATTTAGTGAATCCATAATGAGACCAAGTAGTTCCAGGAGATAAAGTCTCTAACATATAATCATATGATTGACACAAAACTATTTTTGCACATGGAAAATTTTTAATCTGCTCCATAACATGTGAGTATAATTCAGGTATAATTATAAAGTCTTCAGGTGAGATAGCAAGATTTTGACCATCAATCGGTAAATGTGGGATATCTTTATAATCGTCATTTAACCATTCGGAAACGCCTGAATAATCATTTGTTTCATGTATAATGGTAGGATTAAATCCGTTTTTAAACAATGTAAGTGCAATATCGTAAATGTGCCTTACAGATGCCTTTGGATTTCCCTTGGTGTCTTGCACCATAAAGTAAATTCTAGATTTTTTTGATTTGAGGTTTTCAATTGAACCCTCAATTTTTTTTAATTTCTCTATGTCCATAATTTATAAATGTTTTATTATTTTATTCATTAATAATGTATTAAATGCAAATTTAAAGGGTAACGATAAGTTTTTTGCGCTATGTATACCCAAATTCTCATCCATCTCTTCTCTTTCGGTCAAAACAACCTCAATTAAGAATTTAAATGTGTCGTACCTTGTTACACTTATTTGTTGATTTGGGTCGTCAGTTTTTACCTCCTCATCTTTTTTACTCTTTTTTGGTAAAGGGATTTTTGATTTTACCATACTTACCTGATACTCTAATTCATCAATATCTAAGTAATATTTTTCTCCTAAAAAATCTAACATATGTTTAGTTTTTTTAATGTCTCGTCGAGTTCACTTAGTGATGATATTTCATAATCACACTCAACTGATTTATTATATTCAGTTATAAATTTTATAACTGTTTTATCCTTTGGTTTGTCAATAATGTTTTCAGGATTAGAGGTTAATAGAACATCAACATTGTTCCACAATCTATCTTTCGTAGACATCGAATAAAAAATTACAGACTCTACCAAACACCCGAATTTTGATAAAAAGAAAAGTGTTGCAGGTTTGGATTTGCCTATCTCGTCGGATAAAATTACCACGTCAAACTTTTCACGATAATCTATATAAAAGTTGTTTAAATGATTAAATGTGTATGTTTCAGTAGAGCCTGCGTGACCAAAAATCTGCATTACAAAATCTTCATACATAAAAGAATAAAGTTCATCTTCGTTTTTAAATTTAAAATGATTTATTAAATTTAAACTATCCACTTCAGAAATGATTTCATATTTAAATAATTCGTCTTGCTGGTCTTCTAAAGTGTTCCCTGACATATCAATAGTAAAAGTTTTACCAAAAGATTCAGATTCCTGTTCTTCAATAAAATGTTTCTCATAGATTTGTTTAAACTTACCTATACTATCTCTTAAAACACCATTAACCTCAATCCCTATTTTCTTCATCATACTTTTCTAAAATTTTACTAATAAGTGGATTTCTTACATTTTTAGCATTTCTAAAATCATAGACACCTATATCGTCTATACTTTTGAACCTTTGCAAAGCATCGTATAAACCAGATTGTTTTTTATCTTTGTATCTATCAGTCTGCTCCAAATCCCCTGATATAAAGAATTTACTGTTGAACCCAATCCTTGTCAATAGTAATTTCATTTGATTTGGTGTTGCGTTCTGCGCTTCTTCAAAAATTAATATTGAATTATCTATATTCATTCCCCTCATATATGCTAACGCAAATACCTCAATAATTTCAGCCTCCTTAAGTTTTTCTCTAGCCTCTTTACCTATAATTTTATTTAATAGGTAGTATGATGGAAAAATGTATGGGTCTAATTTTTCTTCCAAATTACCTGGAAGAGAACCTAATTTTTCCTCGGCCTCCACTGCTGGTCTTACTATTATTAATTTTTCGTAAGAATTATTAGGGTCCATTAATAAATCAACCGCAGCCCTCATTGAGATAAAACTTTTCCCAACACCCGCAGGTCCTGAACAAACAGTAATTTGATTGTTCAATAAAAGATCGTAATATTCTTTTTGATTATCGGATAAGAACTTATTTTTTTGTTTTTTTTTGACTACTGAATTAATAAAATCTTTTTTTGTTAGATTTTTATTTACTGTAGTTTCTTCTGTTGTTGTTGTTTGACTTGGTTTTCTTCTTGTCATTCTATTTTCTTATAAGATTATAGTGATTTTCAAAATAATCAATAGTACCCTTCAATCCTTCAAAAATGGGTGTAAATTTGAAATCGGGCACATATGATTTTATTTTTGAATTATCACTTGGTTTTCTATACTGACCATCTGGCTTTGAAGAATCGAATATGATATCACCTTTAAAATTCATAATTTCGACAATCATCTCAACTAAATTTTTTATAGAAATTTCTTCTGATGTTGATAATATTATTGGTTCACTTTCTTTGTAGTTTTCAAGAACCCATAAAGTTAACTCGGCAACATCTTTGCTGTAAATAAACTCTCTCAAAGGATTGCCTGACCCCCAAATATATAGTGGTGTTTTATTTTCTCTAGCTAAATAACATTTGTGTATTAATGATGGTACAACATGACCATTTTGAATATCATAATTATCATTTGGTCCGTAAATATTGGTGGGTATCACTGATTTATAATTTAGACCATATTGTTCTTTATATGCCTTTATTTGAACATCGACCATACGTTTGGAGTATGCGTATGCGTCGTTAGAAAAATGTGGAGGACCTAAGTGTATTTTTTTTTCATTTAGTGGATATTCTACCTTATCAGGAAATACACATGTAGATAAAAATGCAACTAAATTTTTTACACCTGACATTCTAGCACTTTCTATAACGTTTGTATTTATCATGATATTATCATAAAAAAATTCACCTTTGTAATTCATGTTACCACCAACACCACCTACTTTGGCAGCACAATGGATGACACTTTCGAATTTTTTTAACATCAATCTGTTTGTGTTTTCAGGATTTTTAAGGTCGAATTGTTTGGACGTTGGTTTATAAAAAAAATCCCCAACGAATTCAGATCCGACTAAACCATGACCACCCGTAACTAATATTTTATTTTCCATAATATTCTAACCAATAGTTTATCATCTCATCTAACATAGTTTCAAATGTGTATTCAGGTTGCCATGATAGATCTTTTCTTAATTTAGTGGAATCCCCTTTTAAGTTTTCTAATTCCTCAGGTCTAAAATGTTTTTCGTCAACAACAATGTGGTCCATATAATCTAACCCCAAAGAGCTGAATACATAACTGCATAAATCTTGTACTGAATGTGAAACCCCAGTTGCACAAACGTAATCATCAGGTCTATCTGATTGTAACATCAACCACATAGCATGTACGTAATCTTTTGCGTGTCCCCAATCTCTAGTTGCTGATAAGTTACCAATATGTAATTTATCTTGTAATCCGAGACTAATTCTAACCGCCGCCTTTACAACTTTATTTGTAACAAAATTAGTTCCTCGTCTTGGTGATTCATGGTTAAAAAGAATTCCATTCCATATTTTCATTTCATACGAATTTCTATAATTCCTACAAATATTATATGAAAATACTTTCGCACACCCGTATGGAGATACTGGATTCATAGGTGTTGTTTCTCTTTGGTATCCATCGGAATCAATAGTATTACCAAACATTTCAGAAGAAGATGCCTGATATATTTTTGAATGTGGGGAAACCAGCCTAACCGCTTCTAAAAGATTTAATGTTCCTACTCCCGTAACATTGGCGGTGTAAATTGGTTGGTCAAAACTAATTCTTACGTGTGATTGTGCCGCTAAATTATATACCTCATCGGGCTGAACCCTATTCAAAATCCTTATTAAAGAGGCCATATCTGTCAAATCTGCATATTCTAAATTTATTAAACCTGAAGTGTGTAAGTGTTCAATTCTAGAAGATTGTGTTTCAGAAACTGAATTTCGTTTTACCGTACCCCAAACCTCATAACCTTTTTCTAATAATAACTCAGATAAGTAAGACCCATCTTGCCCATTAATTCCTGTAATAATTGCTTTTTTCATTTTTTAAAATTTTCTATAAAATCACTACAAACTCCCAAACAATCGGAAACATCATCATTAAATAATTCTGGCATTACTGCGATGCTACCTTTAATTTTTTGTTTACCTGGATAAGCCCAAATGTGATTTTTACTCGTTAATGTGACACAATCGGTTTCGTGCCAAAAGTAATTTATTTCATATCCACATTCTTTGAAGAACACAACTGATTCAACATTTTTACAATGGACCCAAAGTTTGGAACTTCTATCCCTAATAAATTTTAAATCAATTTCATAATCTGGTTTATCGTGACCCAACCATAAAATGTCGTCTTTAAACCAAACATCTATTTCAACATCATATCCTTTTTTTATCGCTAAATCAATATAATTTGGTTCATTTTCGTATGACTCCATCCGCCCATTTATGTTACCTCTGTGAGATATTAGTATCATATTAAAGTCTTGTCTTTAAATTCTTTAATAATTAAAGGTAATGCTTTTTGATTTAAATGTATATGACAACCTTCCCAATCGTCTAGATATTCGTGTTTTGTGTTTAAATTTTCATCTACCATGTCCTTAAAGATGCTGACGAATTTAATATCATTTTTTAAACATAATTCTGAAAGATAATCATTGAACTCTTTAGTAATAGTATTTCTTTCTAAACAAGTTCCATAACTAGGTCCTGTGGTGTATGGTTTATCTTCATGCCATGACGCAATAGGACCCCATGCTATGATATCGTAACCTAGTTCTTTATAGTGTAACATAACATTAACATATCTGTCAACACACTCTTTAACTATTTCAAATTTTGTTAACTCTTGTAAATTAATTTGTTTGATTAAATGTGCTCGAATGTCTACCTCCCCGAAACAAAAAAGTACACTATCGTTTGTTTTATTAACGTTATTAAAAATAATATCATTAAGGATTGGTTTTTTGTTATCTAACTGGTATGCCGTTGCTGGACCAATTCTGTAGCTTTTAAAAAATTCCGTTGTGTCTAACGATCTTTGAGGCCATATTGGCATCATTTCATCTTTACCGCTAAAAACCGATGAGTGACTATCACCTATACAATGTATCATAGTTTTATAATTTTATTACAATTTAATTTATTTTTATCACCAACACAAGATTTGTCCCAATCATAACTTAAATGGTCCCAATCGGGTAGTACAAATATATCCCCGTGCCAGAATCTTTCTCTTTTGTTAAAGTATATTTTTTTGGCATTACTTAGAAAACCAATCCACCAACTAAAACTACCCTCGCTTAAAACCAATTTATTAAAGTTTTTGGCAAAATCAATTGTATTGATTGGAGTATCGTTATATAGAGTTAGGTTAAATTTTGAAATCAATTTTTTAATATTTGGGTGGTCAGGAGTATCCGAACTTATATAACCATGATTAAACTTTATATTGTTTAAAGACTCTTCGTAGTACTCTATAGGTAACATTTGTCGTTCACCATTAATATCACCTATTCTATAAATGACAAAAACTTCATCTATTAAACCATCCCTATACTTCAAATTAAATAACTTTTTTATTTCTTCATGGTACCCTAATATAAAATCTTTTAATTGAAAATACCCCGTGAAATGGTAATGTGCGGAATCTATTTTGTCGGACGATAACAATTCCATAAAATTATCGTCATCCACAATGATGGTTTTTCCATCGTTTATTAGACCATTTAATTTTGATAATCCGAAATTATTTTCAGGTGGGTTAGTATTAAGAGTTAAATTAAATTTATTTGCAAATATATGTGCTGCAGAATATTGAAACAGATTGTTACCTAATCGTCCGGCGTATTGAATTGTAACCATAATTATTTTTTGGTTATAATTGAAGTTATCGAATCCTCCCCCACTTCATAAACTTTAATATCATCAATCAATTTTAATAAATTATTAAATTCAAAATCATTTATATAGTATTCGTGGTTTTTAGACAATGACCCATTTTTTAAATCGTACAGTAGGTTTAATGTGTTATTCTTATCATTACTACCATGTGTTCGGTAATAAGGTTTTTTTGATGTATGTAAATCTTCTAAAATAAAATACCCACCATTTTTAAGTTTTTTATCAAACAAAGTTTTAAAAGTTATTTGTTGTTGTAACATAGTATGACCTCCATCATCCACAATAACATCCAAATCTCCAGGTAATGAGATTAATTCAAAATAGTTTTCTTGGTCAACCTTAAAAGTTTTAATATTCTTATCATTTAAAAAACTTTTATCGTCTATGTCTGCCCCAAAAATATTTGCGTTTTGAAAAAATTCATTCCACATTTTTAATGAAAAACCATGTTCAACACCTATTTCTAAAAAGTTTATATTTTTACCAATTAAATGTTTTAGTGCATCATCATAAATTTGTGTAAAATTATGATAATGTGCTTTATCTGTTTTATATTTTAACCCTAAATCGTGTAGATTCATACTTAAATTTATTTCTTAATCCCCCAAAAATATAAATCACAGTGGTCTGTATTTACACTAAATTCATAATTTTTAAAAGTAATGTCTATATCAATAGACTCCCTAATATCAATTTCTGTTAAATTCTTATAATATTCATTATCCCAATCATCCCTAAAGACATTTGGCATAGTAACCCAATTTTCATGTTTTAGTTTATCAATCTCATCAGAGGTTTTTGTACCATGAACAGGTCTTCCTGTTGTAGCACAAGTAAACAAAAATAAACCATTTTTCTTTAACATTCTTACGGCATTTTGAATGGTCTCTCTATAATATGGGTTATGTTCAAAACATTCACAAGATATAATGACATCATATGTTTCATCAGGAGCATCAAAATCTTGTGCGGGGCAAACTATGTCAACACCAGGTCCTGGCCCGATATCTAGTCCTGAATAATCACACTCATCAAAAAACATATCTTCAGTGCCGCACACATCAAATGTACCTATCCCCAATACTTTTTTATTATTAAAATATTCAGTAAATAAATTTTTTACTGAATAAACATATTCGATTTGTTCTTTATGTGCCATATTAAACTATATACTTTTCATTTGAATTAAAAACGTTAGTTTCAACGCCTATTAAAATTCTTTTATCCAAAATAAAACACTTACTGTGTTTTTTCATGTATTTTTTCATTTCCCATTCTACACAGGTGTCTTTGTTACCTTTTTTTTTATACCATTTAGAAAAATGTAAAAATTTTTTCTTTGTGAATGAAATTAAAAATGTATGTACGCCATTACCATTATAAATGTCACCATCTTCCTTTGCTAACATTTCATAATCTTTTACATACATATAATCATTAACTATATTAATAAATTCACCATTCAACAATCTATATCTACCTGTAATAAAGATTACAACATCATCCAACCCAATAATACTATTATTTAAAAAATTTTCAATATGTAAAACCCAGTTGAAACCTTTGTTCTTGTGTATATTACCCATCTCGGAATAATAATTATTAAATTCTGTTTTTGTTATATAGTCCACATCAACCTTAGATATTGTTTCAATAATGGTGATTGATTCAAATAATTCCTGATGTTTTTTAATGTCTTCAAAACTTTTTATATATTGTTGTTCTCTTATTTGGTCATCTAAAAAATAAGCAGATGTTGATATTAGGTGAGGTTTTTTAAACATCTAAAAAATTTTTAATATTAATCGTTTCTGGATTAAAATCTTTAATCATATCATAATACAAATCGGTAGATAGGGAATTTAAGTTAAATTTTGACCAATCATCAATAATTAATATTGGTAAATCACTATAGTTTTCAATGTTAATCGATCTTGTAACTATAGGTATGGTTTTCAAATATAACGATTCCCAAGTCTTATGACAATCGATACCATTACCTTCAGGCGAAATTACAAAATAAGATTTAGATAGTTCCCTAAGATATTCTTTAAAAGGTTTTTTTTCTTCCAAACCTAATCCAAATTTTGATAATTCTCTTAAACAATCATTCCTACTAAAATTAGTAATCTCAAAATTTACATAAACTAATTTTTCTTTTTTATTATCTTCATTAATGATATCCATCAAATCGATTTCATTTCCGTGAGGCCAAATTTCATTCGCTATTCCAATTGGTATAGATTTTAACTTATAATGAACTGTGTTTATGTTTTGACCATACCATGAAATTAGATATGGGTCATCAAGATAATTTAAAAGTGAACCACCAACTGACAAATCCCCATTATGTGTAATTAAAATAAAAGGTACTTTTGGTGACGATTTAAAAAATTGATGTATCTTATCTATCTTAACGAATATCTTCAACGGTTCTCCATTTTTAGGTTCGCTGTGTTTGATGTATCCTGATTCATCCAATGAATGATTACATAATCGTTTAAATTTATTACCGGTTATAAAATCAATCATACAATCAAACTAATTAATCTATTAATTTCTTCTTTATGGTCATTGTAAGGTCTTAAAGAGTGACAATCAATATAATAACCATTTTTAACTAATTCTTCATCATATGACCACCATAATCTATCAATTCTTCTATTTGCGCCCCTACTTGTCCATCCTCTCTGTAAAAAAATAACATTATCGGGGTTTAACTCTTTATATTCGTTAATTTTATTAAAAAGGTAATTTTGGTCAGTTGTCCATCCTAAATTAAGGTCATTGAGTTTTTTAAGGAAATCAACCCAATTAGGTCCTAAATCTAAAATATCTTTAAATAATTTATCACTTCCTAAATTATAACACATTGGGTATTCTCTATTATTAAGACATTCTTGGTTGTCTGAACTCATTACATATAGTCGATTATTATCAAAAGTTTTAACGTAATCAACAAAGTATTTTGTAGACATAGGTATCATGTCTATGTCACTTATTAATAAATTACCATTAAGTAAATTTGTCAAATATAAACGTATAACTTGTGACTGTAACCCAACATCAATACCATCAACCTTTTTAAATTTTTTAATTAAACCGTATTCATCTTCAATAAAATCGGAATCTTCATCACATATTAGACCTAATACCGGTATTGTGTTATATACTGTCTTCCATATTTTAGACACTATCGGCCAAAAATCGTAATACATGGGATTCATATCTGACCCCAATATAACATAATCTATTTTCATAACTTATAATTTTTCAAAAAGTAATCTAAATCTTCAGGTGTGCCGATGCCCCACATCTCAGAAATCTCGAAAGGTCTTATTTTTTTCATATCAGAAATAGCCTGATTAAATACTGGACATACATAAAATTCATTATTTACCCTAATTTCATCTTGTATCATTTTTTCAGCATATTTAACAAAATCTGAACCATGTTTCCAATAGTAAAATCCCACAGTTGCATCATTAGATATTGGTTTTTTTTCCGCAACCTCGGTTATAAATCCATCATGACCAATTTTAGCAAAAGACCATTTTGGGTGAGTTGCTTTAAATGTTACAATACCTCCATCGGCATTTGTTTCATTCATTTTATACATAAACTCATTAGAGTCCCATACAACGAACTGATCTGAATTTGCAAAAAATAATGGTTGTTCATTGTTGATTAATTCTTTAGCTAAAAGTGCAGTACAGGCGGCACCTTCAGTTATACCATCCACTTCCACAATTTTGCAATTAGGTGTTATTAAATTTAATAGTATATCTAAATTGTACTTTTCTCTGTGAGATTTTTGTACCACATAAATAAAATTAGCATCCAAATTTAGGTTTTCAACAACTACTTGTATCATTGGTTTATTTCTAACCTCTATTAATGGTTTAGGAAAAGTATACCCCGCTTTTTCAAATCTACTTCCAGCACCTGCCATAGGGATTAAAACATTTAATTTATCATCTTTCCATTTTGGGATGTGATTCATTTTTTCTTTATTTAAATGTTTATGTATGTTTTCGTAAGTCACCTCGTTTGGTGATGTGACCCTCATTACATTTGATTTTGATTTGCTCGCTGCCATTAAACCATATGGGGAATCTTCAACAATTAAAGTTTCTTCAGGTAGACAGCCCATGTTAGATATTGCCGACCAATAAATCTCAGGATGAGGTTTAGAATTCTTTACGTCCTCATTAGAAAGGATTAAATCAAAAAATTCAATTATACCTAATTTAGATAAAACGGTTAAAACGGTCTTACGTATACTATTACTACAACAAGCAATTTTATAACCCTCCTGAGAAAGAGATTTTATACATCCAATTAATTCTTCTGAACGGGTTAAATTACTTAATTTATCTAAAGTTATTTTTTGTTTTTTTTGCCAAATTTCACTATACAATTCTATCGGTAACCCTTTTTCTGATGTTAACATCGATAGTTTTTGATTGGTTTTTAATCCATCATATCTATTTAAATGCTCTTCCCAAGATATTTTAAATTCATCACCAAGAGCCTCGTTAAGAGAATCAAAATGTAAATTTTTAGTATCTACTAAAACACCATCCAAGTCAAAAATTATTAATTTAATCATAAAAAAATATAGTTTTATTTACCATAACGTTCAATTATTGGTGATCTTTGATCCCCCCTTGGTTGGTCGTTTTCATCTATCGATTCTCCTATAAACGCAAAGTCATTTGACTTCCTATCGTGTTCTATTGGTTTTGAATGTGATTCATAACCATAATATTCATCGTGAATCATAGAATCATTTTTTATTTCTTGGTAAATAACGTCCCTTAAAAACAATTGGTCAAAATTAACTGAGTGTTTTAATTGTTGGTTTAGGGTTAAATAATTACTTAAAAAAACGTCAATTTTTTTTATAAAGTTATTTTTTTTAGCTCCCCACATACCCGCGTTCATAACCCAATGATGACCAATTGGGTGGTCTCTAATTATGTGATAGTTATAATCACTATGTAACCATTCACTTATGGCTGCGACATCCCTTTCCGAGATTCTAGAATCACTATCCCTACACACCATAACCTCAACACTTTCTTCGGTTATTGCTTTAAATCTCCATGCAGAATTAAACCATAGTGTGTCTTCCTCATACCTTATATTCACTCCCTTTTTTAAAAGTTCTAATATTATCGGATCGGACGAAACTTTGTTTGTGTATACATATATCTTCCATTCGGGAAATAAAGAATTTATTAATTCAACATTTTTAATTGTACCTATCGTATAAATTGGGTTATTACCAAATAAAGAAAAACTAAAAACTTTCATAATTTAATATATTAATGTGATTCCTGTATCTTGTACCATGGTTCTATGTTCATCGTTCCACTCTTCAAAATCCCATTTTATTGTTTTTAATTCATCATAAAATTTTCTCACATCTTTTAATCTAATGTCCCATATATTATCAATAACAATTAGTGTGTCTTTATGTGAAACTTCCATTGCGTGTTCCCAATCTTTTTTTACTCCCTCATACGAGTGGTCACCATCTAAAAAAATTAAATCATAACCTTCTTTGGGAGCAATTTCTTTTAAAATCTTACCATTAATATCATAAAGTTCATCATTAGTGTAGTTTATAAAATCTTTATGAACTATCTTACTATCTGTAAATTTCCACTCATCATAATCTGTTTTATAGGGGTACCAATATCTTGGTGTGATTCTACTTGGTAAATTATTGGTAGTTCCCCACCCATCATAACCACCCTCTTTTATATCATATGAGTGTATTACCCCTTCATCACTACTTAAATACGTATCCATACCTAAAGACATAGATACCGTACTTTCATAATGATATGACCCAATCTCTAATATTGATTTTGGTTTAATCATCCTAACTAAAGTGTTTAGACATGCTCTACAATGAGTTGCACAACCTGCATATTTTGTACCCTGCAAAATGCCATTTTCAGGGCCTTTATCGATATAGTAATCTTTAAAGTTGTTTTTAATAAATTCAATTTTATTCATTTTGTAATATATCTTTTACTTTTTTTAATGCCGACCCTATGACTTGATGCATGTCATAATATCTATATTCCGACAGCCGACCACCAAAAATAATATTAGGAAAATTTTTAGAAATGTCTTTATATTTTTTATATATTTTATTGTTTTTGTCATCATTGATTGGGTAATATGGTATATCCCCATATTCATAATCTTTTGGGTATTCCTTAGTTATCCATGTTACGTCCGATTTAGAATCCTCAAAATGTTTATGTTCACATATTCTGGTAAACGGAACATCTATATCTGTATAATTCATAACCGAACATCCTTGAAAATCTTTTATGTTAATTTTTTCCTCCACAAACTTTAAAGAACGGTATTCTAATTGTCCATATTTATAATCAAAAAACTCATCTATCTTACCAGTATAAACTATTTTTTTAGATATCGAGTTATAATAATCCTTTTCTTTAAAATAATCAACATTTGTCCTAACCTCAATTCCCTCAAGAATTTTATTAAACATTTTTGTGTAACCATCTACGGGTATGCCCTGAAATTCATCAAAAAAATAATTATCGTTGAAGTTTAATCTTATAGGTATTCTTTTTATGATTGACGATGGTAGGTTTTTTGGGTCAATGTTCCATTGTTTTGTTGTGTATCCCTTGATGAACATTTCATAAATTTCATTCCCCACTTGAGATAAAATCCATTCCTCTAAATTTTTAGGATTATTATTTTCAACTATGACTGATTTTATTTTTTTTATTGTCTCATCAGGAGTTGTTGTTCCCCATATTTGTGAAAACGTCAATAAATTTAATGGAAATGAATAAATTTTATTTTTAAAGTTAACTTTAAGGGTGTGCCTGTAATTATTAAATTCGGTAAACTGATTAACCCAGTCCCATATTTTTTTACTATCAGTGTGGAATATATGTGCACCGTACTTGTGTATATTGATGTTGTCCTTTTTTTCGGTGTAACAATTACCACCAATATGATTTCTCTTTTCAATGACTAAACATTTTTTACCATTTTTAGTCATTTCATGTGCAAAAACAGCACCATACAAACCACTACCGACAATTAAATAATCATACATAATCATTACATAAATAAAATTTTCCAACAATGTTCTAAAGTATAACCATTTCTTTCATCGGATAATAACCATTCCAACAGGTCTTGGTATAGTTTTTTTGGATGTTTGTGTATCCTTTCTTTTGATACCATAAAATGGGCACAGGTTTCAGTTTGATAAATCACGGGTAAATGGATATTAAATTTTTCACTGAACTCTCTTATAGAAAAATTATTTGGCATTGTGAACAAATCTAAATAACCGTTTTTAACTGTTCTTGATAGTGTACTAACCCCATCCCCAATTCTCCATGAACACGGAAACTGATAAAACATTTCATTAATATTATTATTAAAATTATTTATA